CACTCTCTATAGTTCGATTATCTAGTAACTGTTTATTATCTAAATTATTTTGTTTCTGTTCTGAATTACTTATATTAATTAATTCACTCTCTATAGTTCTATTATCTAGTAACTGTTTATTATCTAAATTATTTTGTTTCTGTTCTGAATTACTTATATTAATTAATTCACCCTCTATGGTTTGATTATCTAGTAACTGTTTATTATGATTATCAGTAATTATATCTTCATATATTGTTCTATTTTTCCATGCGTTAGTAAAGCGATTGGGGTCATCCGTATTGTTGTATAATATGTAATATGTTGAAAATTGTTTATAAAAATATATATTTCTAGTCTTGTAATCAATTAGTTTATTATCATATGTAAGTTCTAAATATTTATACTCATCGCACTCATCCCTTAAAATATCATTGGGATTTTTATTTTTATAAACATTATAAACGTATCTACATAGATTTGGTCCAGTAGGATCTAATGGAGTATCTCCATAATAATTATTCTCAATTCTACTTAAACATTCATTAATAAGTAAATATGAAAATCTATGTTTTGGAGGGAACCCCATCAAACCATTAAATAATCCATTACCAGTCTGTTCAGTAACTAATAATAACTCATAGTCTTTATCTAATATACTATAGAATGGTTTAACTGGTGAAGTTTTAATATCTACATAAATTCCACCAAGTATATATAAACAACAATATCTCCATAAATCGCATTTATACGCTTTTGGTTTTAGTTTATCATATGCATTTACTGTTCTAGTATCAAAATGTTTAACTAAAAATTCTCTTCTTTCATTGGCATTAAATAGACAATACTCGTATTCAGGATTTAACTTTTGAAGTGCTTTTTTTGAAAATCCTAGGGGTATATCATCTATATCTTTTGTTTCCCATGTCTGAATAATACGTTTTGGTATTTTCATTTGTTTATTACTTTTTCCTATTTTATGGTTATTTCGTATTGAGACCATTTGTTCTGGTTTGTTTATCAAATAAGTTGAATTATTACAATGTAATTTATAAAATTTAAGAAATTTATTATCCAGTGTTAGTGTTTCAACTGTAACATATTCATCATTTATTTTATGACAAATTATTATAATATCTGATTCTGGCAAGATAGAATCTACATGATAATTTAAATCTATTATATCTGTTTCAGATACTAATATTATTAATCTTTGGTTATTTGTTGTTGATTTTTTTAACCAAGAAGACATTATACTATATTATATATTAAAGTTATATTATATTATATTATACACACTGTGGTATAGAATATTTCCGGAATTATAATTGTATTAATAAAATTACTCACAAATCTAGTAAAAAGTCTTATAATACTAAAGTTAGTAATTTCAAATAGACTGTTGTCATTAACACGTGTGATAGGCTATATTTATATTTTATCCATAGGTTCTTTTATTTAATTTTTTTAAATATTATTATACATTTCCCTATTTATCCATAAATTGTTGTAATGTAAAGGATCATCTTTATTAACAAACTTTTTATAATATGATGAAAATATTCTATAGAAAACTAAATTGGTTTTTGATAATAAAATTTGGTGAACTAATTTATCTGAAAACTCCATAAAACATATATTTTCATACTCATCTTTTACAATTATATTTTCAGGATTGTTCATAAATTGATTAAAAATCTTATAACATAAACGTGGACTAGTAATATCAAGTGGCTCATTGCCATAAAAATTATTTTCAATATTTAAAACACAAGCCATTATAAGAAAATTAAAATAATCATGACCTGGTATTGTGGCCATAATACCATTAAATATACTGATACCAGAATGTTCAGTAATTAATAACATTTCATAATCCTTAGTATATGTTACATATAATGGTTTTAATGGAACAGTTTTAATATCAAAATAATATCCACCATTAATATATAAATAACAATATCTCCATATATCACACTGGAACGCTTTTGCTTTCATCTTATCATAGGCATTTAAAACTCTTTCATTAAAATTATCTTTTATAAATTCTCTTCTTTCATTTGCATCAAATAATTTATAATCAAACCCAGGATTTAGTTTCATTAATGCTTTTTTTGAAAAACCTAGTTCACATTTATCAATATCTTTTGTTTCCCAAGTTTGAATAAGTACTTTTGGTATTTTTCTAGGTTGTTCATCTTTTATTATTTGATGATTGTTTTTACAAAATATTATTTGATTTGGTTGTTCTATTTTATAACTATTATTATTTAATAATAACATATAAGAATGCATTTGATTATCTAATGTAAGTGTCTCAACTTTTATTCTATTAGTATCTATTTGATATAAAATAACAATAATATCAGTTTCAGGATAATCAATACTTATATCACGATTGTCAATATGTCTAATTTTAAAATCACATATTATTATATCTGAATCCGATTTACTTTGTAGTGTTGTTTTATATTTGTGTGTAGTAAGTCTAGAAGTCATTTATAAATTATTAAATTTATAGTTCTTTAGGCCTCTAAGATTCTTATCTTTATAATTCTGATGTATGGGATTTTTATTGTAGCACAAGGCACATGGTTTCCCAACTTTATTTTTAGATTGTTCTTATTCCACAACCCATCTCAATTGATCTTCAATTAGTGCGAAACGATGAAAAATAATTGGAGCCCCGCGGTCAAATATACGCTAACTTAGGACCAATCACTGAATCCATATTCGCAAGTATAAAAGGTGATTTATATAAATCTCTTCCAAGTTGAGTTACAATATTTGTATTAAGTCAAGACATAATTGTATTAAACTTTGGCAATAATATTGTCAAATGTCAGAAATCTACATATTCTGTATAGTTTAGTATTTTAACTTTAAATAGTCTAAAGCAAATAACCATTTAAAACTATAATGTCATCATGGTGTGGCAATCGAGTACACTTTCACAAAAGAAAAATGCCTTCACAGCCGCATGTAGCACAGGCACAACCAAATGTAGTTCAAGCTCCTATTTCTACTCCTACTCAATCATCTTCACAATATGTTTCTAATAAGTCAATTGTGAATGATGCCGTTGTATGTACCATTGCCTTTGAAGAAGAACCCTATATTGACGAATGGATTAAGTATAACTTAGCTCTTGGATTCTCTCATATCTATATTTATGATAATAGTAATACAAATACATTAAAAGACAAGAAATCTAAAAATGTAACTATTTTTAATTTTCCTGGTTATAAACAAATGTTAATTTCACGAAATCTTTTTCTAGCTCAGTATAGAAATAAACATAAATGGGTAGCACATATTGATATTGACGAATTTATAGTCCTTAAAAAACATAACACTATTATGGATTTTTTAAATGAGTATGATAACTGTGATTCAATCGCATTAAACTGGATAATGTTTGGCACTTCAAATGAAATCAATTATAGAAATGAACCTGTGACAAAGCGTTTCAGATATTGTTCTAAAGATGTAGATATACATTATAAATGTATTTCAAAACTCAAAAGTATAAATCAGTGTGTTCATAGTCATAGACCACAATTACTTAGAGGGTTTATTTATGATACAAATCTGAAAATTATAAATGATATTTATAATCCAGATGGAGACTATAAAGTGGCATGTATTCATCACTATTACACCAAATCTGAAGAAGAATTTAAATCAAAAATAGATAGAAAAATGGTTGATGAGGCCCCTAAAAGAGATAGTTCAATTCTAGATGGTGTTCATTTGAGAGATAATGATGTATATAATTCGGATGCGTGGGATTTTTATTGTAGACATTTGTAGATTAAATTGTTATAAATCTTATTATTTTTTATTCCTATATCTCTTTGTACGCTGAGCCGCTAGAAATTTACTAGATAAGTCTTTTAGTTTATTTGAGTTTTGTTTATTATCGTTGAGACTTAGAATAAATGAATCCCAACGTTTTTGCCAAAGTACATCTTCTGGATTATCTCCAGTTTGTGCTTCTGTATACTTTTTAAATGTATCAATCTTGCCATCTAAATATGCTCTAACAATTGTTGTAGCTGGCCACTGCTGTCTATCATCTCTATCAATAATATTTTTATTTTCAATACATAGTGTATTATGACGTATTCTACGTAAATTTTCAAGAAAATCACGAATTATTTTATCTGATTCCTCTAATTTTTTTCCCTTAACTGATAATATAAATTCTATCCATTTTGTTTCCCAATCTGGAATTTTTGTAATATCATTATTTTCTTCACAGAATGTTTTATATACATTTTCTTTATTTGAAGATATTGTTTCATAAATCTGTTTAACCTTCCATTGTTTTGGTGATGTATTTGCTACTATTGTATTTGTTTGTACATTTATAACAGTATTGATAATATTTTGTGATATATCTACATTATCAATAATTATGTTAGTTTCAGTTTTAATAATATCAGTGCTAGATTTATTAGTATTTTTAGGTATTACTTTTGATGAATATTTGACTGTCTTTTTTGTTTTTTCTCTTCTTTGTTGAGTATTCCTTCTATTTTTTTCATCATACATAAATTTCTTACAAGCTTCTATACCATTTTCTTTATCTAAATATGCCAGACTATCTATTAAATATTGTAGTTTTTCATCAAATAATACACTTTTCGTATAATTTGTATTATACCACTCTTTAAAGTATTCTATTTTCCCTTGTGTAAGATAACAATATAGAGTTGTACATTGAATATTTATAGTATTGTTTAATACATCTTTAGAGTATAACCGAGTTCTTTCTTTTTCCATTTCATTTTTAATACTAGTGATAATAGTTTCTTTATTTGGCTCATTAGTAATATCATCTAAATTACATATAATATTCATTTCTGAAATAAATTCTGGTGTTTTATTTTTTTCTCTACACCATTCAATATAATTCATATATTTACCATTTATCATCATATTGTAAATATCTTCGGATGTGTAAAACTCATTTCTACATTTAGTATAACTATATATTGGAATAGAATTAAATATATTTCTATCACAATTATAATTTTTAATTTGAATACATTTCATAATAAATTCAGAATATGATAATGCCCCTTTCATTAAATTACAATGACCACAGCATGTTTTTGAATTTTCTAAAGTATATGAACGAATCGTCGAATCAAATCTATCAATACCATTTGTATGATTTGATGTTTGTTCAATACCACATAAGTAACATTTACCATTAATTAAGCTATCATATTCTTTTTCAGTAAGTAAGAATGAGATATTTCTTCTATCACAATGTGATTTATAATTTTTATATGTTTCTCTTGATGCTTTTGATAAATATCCATCCCATTTTGTAATAAACTCCTTTTTAATTTGGATACTACTAAATACATAATCATTTATAATATTAATTTTATCAAGAAATTCATTAGGATGTTGTATATTTTTAATAATATTACACATTTTACAACAAGAAACACAATTTGATAAAATATAACCCTTATTATTATTCATTCTATCAATTCCATTTAATCTTGAACTAGATACAAACCCACAGTAATAACAAGGTTGAATAATTATTTTTTCAAAGTCAGATTCTGATAAATTAAATAATAAAGACCTAGAATAAGCATTTTTTTGAACGCCCCTCCAAAATTCTGCTACACATATTGTTTTATCTTCTTGTTTTTTATCTAAATTATTAGGTATTTTAGTTACTTGTATATTATGTTTTTGACGTAAATTAGTAATTTCTTTAGATACTATATCTTTTTCAATATATTTACATTCTTCACATTTCGTACCTGATATGATCTTATTAAAACATCCTCTATCAATATTACAATATTTAATATTAGTATTTTTTTCATCATCTTTAAGTAATAGACGAATATGTTTTCCACAATATTTATCTTCTTTATTTTTAATTTTAAATGTGCAACTTTCAAGAGCACAATTATATGATTTCCCAATTTTTTTTTCTCTACAAGTTTCACAATTTTTATATTTATTGATTATATCATTTTCAGATAATTCATTATCACAACCTCTAAAGAACATATTACATATTTTTTTATCTTCATTAATTAATAAATCATATTGATATTGCCTTTGATGATGAATACAATATCCATTATCTTTTCCAATTCTTTTACAATTTTCACCTATTCTTTCTCCACTTTGAATAATTGCTTTACAATTTGAAGTTTCCATTATTTATTCTCATTAATTAGATTTTAAATAAGTTTCAAATTTTATTTTAAAGATATAGTATATTTCGCGTACATATTAATTATTGAAATACAATATATATTATTAATATAACGTTATTGTATTTTTATATTATCACATAGTAGTACAAGTAAACAATTTTTTCCATTGAAAAATAAAATTGAAGAATCGCACCAACCAGTGTTTAGTTCGAGTACGCGAGCCCTCCCATTCCCGACATAATGCGGAGCACGTTGTAGTTGGTCGCATAGACGCGTACCGTCGAGCTGAGGTTCGTGCCTACAGCGTTGTTGCTGACCGTGAGGAGGAGCGTCGTGTTATCGATACGCGATAAGTTGCACGTGCCGCTGGGTTGGTGTTGCTCGGGTTGGAGAGCAAACGAGTACACATTGATACCAACCGCTGGGATGTTCGTGTGGTGTTGGTAAGGTTGGACCCAGTTGAAGTAGTTGCCATCGCGGACTTGGAAGCGGTCGTGGCCGTTGAGCTGGAGGAGACCCGTGATCGTGGGGTTCTTGCCCGCCATACCCTCAACACGCGTCACGGAGTAGCCAGACTCAAGCACCGAGCGATCCCACCAGTCCGAGTAGTTGAAAGGCTGTTGGCCCTTCCAGGGGTTGATGATGTTGTCATCGCACGACATGAACGAGTCGCGTTGAACAACCCAGACGAGCTCCTTGCAAGGGTGGTTGAAGTTGAGCTTGAGCTTGTTGGCCGACGACGTAATCGACTCACCGCCCGTGAACTGGAGAACATCAATGAGGTACTCGTGCGAAACCTGGGCGAACTTGCGGCGCTCATCCGTGTCGAGGTAGATGTAGTCGACGTAGAGCGAGGCAGCGGCAAGACCGCACTGGCCAACACGGTTGCGGATGGCGTGGGGGTCAGACGAGTTCGAGTAGTCCCAGCAGACATTATTGAGCGTGTTGAACTCAAGATTGATGCGGACCTCGTGGTACTGAAGGGCAATGAGAGGGAGGGCGAGGCCAGGGTTGCGGCAGAACCAGAACTGGAGGGGGATGTAGAGCGTGTACATCGGCGCGCAGCTGGTGACGACCTCAGACGTGAGGGGCTCGCCGCCATAGCAGTCATTGTCGCACGTGGAGCCGCCCTGGTAGAGGAGGTTCGTGAGTTCAGGGACGTTGCCAACCATCTTGGCGTAGCCGGCTTGCTTGCCTGGTTCCTGGGTGAGCTCGTTCCAGATGTGGAGCCAGTCGCCATATTGCTTATCGATGCGTTGGCCACCGATTTCAATCTCGACGTAATCAATGATGTTGTGGCCGATCCAGTTGAGCCAGCGGAATTGGGCACCAGAGCCATCCGTGGTCTGGAGCTTTACCTGAGGGAGCGTGGCCTGGAGGTACATGCGGTGGATTAAATCACCGTTGCGTTGGATCGTGCACGTGACCTTCTTGCCGAAGTTAGGGGCACCATTGAAAGGGTTCTCAATGGACTCCATCGCAAAGTTGGTGTGGCGACGATATACCACCTTGAAGAACGTAATTTGAGGATTACCCGTTAGGTAAACATCCTGCGCGCCATAAGCTACAAGTTGCATTAGGCCTCCACCAGTCATTTGTCGTTATACCTTGCTATTAGAAAAAAATTTTGGCAAAACACACTTTTTTGAAATTTGGGGGGGTTTAAAAACCGAGTGCGCATACCGTATAAGTACATTTCAGCAATGAGTGATAGTGCGTTTTTTAAAGTAAAAAGTTCAAAGCGTTCTAATCCGGAAGCTCGCACCACGCTCGATGCTATTCACAATCAAAAAGTCCAAAATATGATCGACCAAAAGGAAAACATAAATGCTTACAAGGATAAGTTAGAACAGCTTAAAAAGAAAATCAGTGAAACTACTTCTGATATTGAGATATGGCGTTTAGAGAGAGAAGCGGAGGCTCTTGAAAAAAAGATAAAAACTGTGGGCGATGATTCAGAATTAATGGATTATTTCCTTCGAACAGGTGATATACTTTACAATTATTATGACATCCAAGATCAAATTCAACAAGGTACAAAAACTTCAAACAGTACAAAAGCAAAGCCTGGTTCAATTCTGGCAATTCTTGAAGAAGTGGCACAGAGAGAAGGTCAAGAAACAAGAAACACCGTAGTCATTCCTCAAGCCCAAAAAGGTCTTCAACGAAATCAACTTCTTAATGATTATCTTCAGCTTGAAGACCCGTCTATGGCTCGAAATACAGTTGAAGAATATGATGACCTCTGGACCACCTGTGAAGCCTGTGGTAATGAAATGATTATGTGTCTTAATGAAGCCAATCTTACCTGTTCTAAGTGTGGGAAGCAAGAGTTTATTTTAGTTGATAGTGACAAACCTAGTTATAAGGATCCGCCACGTGAGGTTTGTTACTATGCATACAAAAAGATTAATCATTTCAACGAATGGCTCGCTCAATTTCAGGCCAAGGAATCAACTGAAATTCCTAATGAAATTTATGATACAATTTTGATACAGCTCAAAAAAGAGCGCATAACAAATATGTCATCTTTGAAGCCAACTAAACTTCGTGAAATTCTACGAAAGATGAAAGCTTCAAAATATTATGAACATATCCCTCATATTATTAATCGTCTCAATGGTCAAAACGCGCCATTTATGTCTCGTGAAGATGAAGAAAAGCTACGTCATATGTTCCGTGAAATTCAACCCTCGTTTAAAAAGCATCGTCCAGCTGGACGGAGAAACTTCTTATCATATGGTTATATCTTGTATAAATTTTGTGAGCTGCTAGAAATGGATGAATATTTGGGATGCTTCCCTTTGCTCAAAAATCGAGATAAACTCTATCTACAGGATAAGACGTGGGAAAAAATATGTGAAGACCAGAACTGGGAATATATTCGCACTGTATGAAGATATTTTGTAATATGAACACGTGAATAATAAATTTTTATTTATTAATGAAAATTAAAATTGATAAATAAAAAAACGAGTTTAAAGATTACAGATATAATAAAATTTATAATGACAAGCATTTATGAAAATGGTAAAATATATAAACTGCAATGTATAGATGGACATTATTATATAGGTTCAACTACACAGAAATTAAATCATAGATTTAATAATCATAAAACTTCATCGAAAAATGGAACAAGTAAAGTGTACACATATATTAATAGTATTGGATGGGATGATGTACAAATAGAATTAATTGAAGACTTCCCTTGTACTATAAAATCAGAACTCAATGAAAGAGAGGAATACTATATCAGTCAATCAAAAACAGATAATCTATGTTTAAACATTAATAGCGCTCAATTAACTTTAGAAAAACGAAAAGAAAATATGAAAAAATACTATGAAGAAAATAAAGATGCTATTATTGAATACCATCAAGAATACAAAGAAAAAAATAAAGAATTAGTAAATGCTAAACGAGCTGAATATCGCAAACAAAATTCAAAAATGCTCTCTGAAAAACAGAAAGAATATGCCAAAGAACACCAAGAACAAGTAAAAGAAGCTAAGAAACTTTATAATGAAGAAAACAAAGATAAACTAGCTGAATACTGGAAGGAATATGCTAAAAAAGATGAAAACAAAGAAAGAATTCGAGAAAATAAACAAAAATCAGCTCAAAAGATGAAGGAACAAAATGCCGATAAAATCGCAGAAGAAAAAGAGAAAAAGAAAAAGGCTCGTGAAGAACAAAAACAAGCCAGAATCGCATATGATAAAGCTATAGTACAATGCGTATGTGGTGGCTCATATCAAAACTATCAAAAGAAACGACACGAAGAAAATAAAAAACATATAAAGTTTATTACTTCAAATTAATTAATATTTGTAATTACAATAATGACTATATTAATTATTTAATTAATTTTCAACCATACTTCGTGGAATCCTATATGCCCTTTACTAAAATTGTCAATATTTCCATCCCAATATGGATGAATTTGAGAATGAACTAGTGTAAAATTTGCAGTTTGAAGTGTTGCTCTTACTCGTTGAATATCTCCCCCATCATTTTCTAAAACTATAACCTTTACAGTATCTAGTAGTTCTGGAAAATCTTGTAATATTGGATCAAAAGCACCCTCACAATCTGCTAATATTGCAGTAAACTTACTTCCACCAATCATACCTTCAAGGTCACTTAATATAAATTGCTTAGAATTTGCACAAGATGGCCATAATTTAACTTGTTTTTCTTTATCTTTTGCTAAAATACCATGAGCAGGTGTATAATGTAAATTCAGAGACCCTCTATGACCTAATAATGTATTAACAAAATGAGCTTCAGGTTCAACTATAACATGTTTTGTTTTATCAGATAATTTTGTATTAATTATTGCAGCGGTGGCACCATAATTTCCACCTAATTCAAGTACAACTGAATTACTTGGAATAAATCTAGCAACCAATTCCTGTTCGGGACGCTCGTGTTGTATTATACTTGATAAAAAATGTGGATTGCGTTCTTGTAACGAACAATATATATTATATAGATCTGTTCCTCCTAGTGAAGATTCTTTATAATAATTCATTATATATTATATTATTGAATATTATTAATTATTTTATAACGCATTTATAAAAAAATTATATATCCGTAGAATTTATATATTTTTCGAGATTATTTACAATATTTTTATGAACATCTATACCTTCTCCGTTCCAATTTGACCCTGCTCTATAATGTAAGAATGTCTTATCAAATATCTCACACCAGAACATTCCATTTATATTTCTTGAATCCGCATTAAGAAATGAAATAAGTTCAGTACTTCTTACATTATCAGGAATTGAATCGTTATTCCATCCACATGAACCTAAATGCTTAATATAATAAATGTTATCATTTCGTATTTCTTTTTGTTTATGAAGCCATTGACCCGTCATTGCACCTGTATCACAACCAGGCATAATATCCCAATTTATAAGATTCCAATCTGGTAATTTATTAATATCAAAAAAGAATAAATTTGGCCACATATATTCAATATCCCCCCTTTGTTGATGTACAATTGCCCCACATTCATATTGAGAGTATTTATCAATATCTATAGTTGAAATTGGAAACATATCAGAATCAATCATTAAATATTTATCTGGATTTTTATCCATATATTCTCTCATAATTCTTAATGAATCAGTATGTCTTGTTGAAGCATTTAGATTTGTATATTGATGATGATCATTATTAATATTTATACACTTAATACCTAAATTATTACACAGCTCTACAATTTCATTTCTTAAATTTGGATTATTAAAGTTTGTATAGTCAGAAAATGATTTAGCATCATTGAAAACAATAAATTCATATACCACTGGCATAAATTTTTTTAATAATTTATATTGAAAATTAATAAATTGTGGATTATTTACAACACATACAATAACTTTCATTATATATAAATTAACAAAGATATAACATCTTTAAGTATTAGTAATTAATATTTGTAATTACAATGTTTACTATATTAATTGGAAAGATACTCTTAAAAAACTATTAACTATTTAGAGGAACAGTCTAACCCATTAGCAATATTTATTGGCTGTACTGATAAATATAATAGACATATCGAACAGATTAATACTTTAATTAACTATAAAATTATAAATTTGGAACTCTAAAAAGTCTCAAATTATGGTATTTGTATTAATTAATAAAGGTTGACACCCCCTATATATCCTATTTTTAGTAAATACACCGACGGGGTCACAGGTTAGTAAAAATGGGTGATTTCTTACATACGGGGAAAGCCGACCAAATTGGCGCCCAATCCGAAGCCGGCTCCTTGACGTGCCGTAACACCGACACTTGGAGAGACTGCATCGAGGATGGCGAAGACAACCGCGGCGAGGACGGCGAGGGTCGCGACTTCATCGAGAGGAAGAGACTTCTTGGGGATAAAGATAGCAGCAGCAGCAATCACAAGACCCTCAATTAAATACTTGATAACACGATTGACAATTTCAGCAAATCCGTAGCCCATCATTTCTATATTCAAACCTTAGAAAAAAACTCACACTATAAAAAAAATTGTACTCAATGAATACGAGTTTAAAGCTTGAATACTCAGAAACGATAGACAGAAATGAGTGATAAAAATGCCCCCACCGTAGTCGAAGACTTTCTTGATGAAGACGCTGAAATCCCTGGCCAGCGTTACGTGCTATTGAGCTTCCTCAGCCCGGAGAAAGTTCTCGATAAGAAAGAACTCTATTTTTTTCAAAAATTTCTTCAAGGATACGAAGTTGACTGGAAAGTCAAGAATCTTGAAAAATTTATGGTCGATGTTGTAAAAAATGTTAATGACCAACTTGATGACCGTATTAAAGAACTTGAGAAGAATGACCAATTTGATCAGGCCACTATCTGCCGTAAAAATCGTCTTCGCGTCGATGATATTATGACCGATTACGGCAGCTTCGTACAAAAGAATCGTGCAGATCTTAATAAGACTAAGATTGCGGAAGCATATGATGATTTTATGTATGCGAACAAGACTAAACTCGAGGATGAATTCTATGCACTAAATGACTTCCGTACCTCTATGCGCGGTGTCAAGGTTCGCGGTGTATATGGCAATCCTAAAGAGGCTGAACTAAAGGCCAAAAAGCTCCAAAATAAGGATAAATACCATAATATCTTCTTAGCCGATGTCGGTAAATGGACTCCTTGGGATCCTCAACCACACGAAGTTACTGACCAGGAATACAATAATGATCAACTCAATAACCTAATGCGCAAGTATAAGGAAAATGAGGATAATCGTGAGAAGTTTTTCGATGAGCGTACTAAGGTTGGAGCAGCAGGTGCATCCACTAAACAGGTATTCGGTGGCTCTGGTGCCAATCCATCTGAAGCACTGAGTGGTATGTTCAGCAGTAATGGTGACCTTGCTGTTCAACGAAAGATGGAAGCAGCATCATTGACCGTTGAAAAGGTTAATGAAAATACGGTTCTAGAGCCGAAGCAATAATTAATTAACAAAAGTACATTATTTCAAATAATTAGTTTTTGTTAGGCAGCACTTTTTACTAAAAAGTGCTAAGTGCTTTAGGAGTAGTATCCAGTATTAGGAACCGGGCCGCCAACGAAAGTTGGGATACAGGCTTGAGTGGTTCCATCACAGAAGTATCCTTCAGGGCAAGGATTGCCATCCTCATTTGGTGAGCGGCAGAGGTAATCTGTATTAGGATCTGGGCGCCAAGATGGGAGTTTTGAAGCTGACCCAATTGCTGGAATGCCTGCGACACCCCCATCAGCCGAAGATGGACCCCCTGCCACCATCATATCCTGGAATCCAGAAATAGCATAATGTACCTCCATTTTTCCAATATAACGCACAACCATTGGCAGTAAAACTACAGCGACTACAAGTAAGACGAACATTGCCCCAATTCCCATTGATTTAGTACGAGCCATTTCTGACAGAAGCAAAGGTTTTATTATTCAATAACCATTTTAAGCGTATGGATACTTTGTCGGTGGCGTCATTGGTAAATCTGAAATTCGTGGCCAGCTAGTAGGAATATCTGATTTACAATACCCATTCATACACCGTATGCGTTCTCCTGAACACGGGGGTAAATCCACTCCACAGCGACCCGCATCCACAAAACCCTCGGAAGGATTCGGTGTTATCACTAAATATATCATCATTCCTATAACCGACACTATAAATAGCGTACCCGCTAATTGTCTTAGTTTCATATCCATTCTACTATTTATTTACTATTTATTATATTAGTATTTCTTTTGAACATTGATGGCGGGACCTCTTAACCTAGCACTTGATCTTGGATCGAAGTTATTAACATCTTCTTCTTCCTTAATACGCGCTAACATCTCAGATTGACGCCACAATTCAGGAGCCCCCATCTTAAATTCACCGTGAATATCAGCCTTATACCAGAAAATCGTATCCTCTAACTTGTTACTTTGTGTATTATTATTAATCACCAAACATTCGTAATTCTGTGTACACTGGTCCATCATTTGACAGAAAAATTCCAATGATGGGAAAGCTGAACCGTAATTTACATATAGACGTTGTCTATTATTCATATATGGCTCTCTCAGAATGAATACATAATCCACATTGGTACGAAGAGCAGGCTGAATACCAAGCGGGAACTGCATAGTGATAATAAAGAATACCTTCAACCAACGACCATTCATAAACAAATAACGAATGTTCTTATCGTGTGTCCAAGAATCATCATACATACAATCATCAAGAATCAAAAAAGCACGAGGGTCAATATTTGTTCTAACACCACGGCTTTCATCTTGCTGAATACGTTGCATAACCAGTTTTTGTCTCTTGACAAAATTAGCCAAAATTACTGCATTATACTCACCGTGAATAAACATCGGTGGAACAATCTTTTTAAAGAAACCATTTGACTCTTCAGTACCTGAAATTACACAACCCATAGGTAAATCTTGATGATGGAATAATAAATCACGAACAAGAGTTGATTTACCAGTACGTCGTCGCCCAATAAATACTACCACTGCATCCTGTGGAATTGATTTCATTACAAACTTCCGGAGATTAACATTTACTCCACCTTGGGCCATTTTTATTCTAGTACAGACAAAAATAACTAGTGCGCTACACAAACGCACCGTTACTCTTTGAAGAAAGAAGATGATGAAGTCAATACTCCAAACGCTTCAAAACCAACCCTGTAGGGAACGAGAAATCGGAGAAAATGAAAAAGAAACTTTTTCAAATTATCTACATTTACAACGTTATCATCCCGCTCTTGATATCTTTAAAATTCCTGAATCATCACTATCCCATAAAAATCTGGAACTCTCTTCAAAATACCATATTACCTCTTGGAGTAACCAAGATGAAACAAATCAAAAAATTTGGAATACTACTCGAACAATCTATGGTTCAACCACATCAGAACCCTGTAAAACCTTCATCAAAACTGTACATCTCCTTAATCCTATCGACTTAATCAAAGAGAAATATACTATTCCTGAACATCCTTTACTACCACAAAGTGAAAACACCTGGAAGAAAACACTTCTTAAACTACATAGCCACAATAATCAAGCATACGTTGATACTGTTGCTAACTTTGTACTTAGCGCCTTTAGAGAAAATAACTTAACCCCACATTGTGTACTTTACTATGGAGCATCAACGGGGATTAGTAAGAAATATCAATATAATATTTCGCTTGAATATGATACGTATAGACAATGTCGTTGGTTTTGGAAGGGAATGAAATCACATAGCGCCCGTCTAACAGTTATACGCGGTGATGCAGATGTTGAAGAAATTCCAAACTTTGAAGAAATCTATAAAGATATTACCTCGTGTCCATTTGAAGATACCGATTCTGAAGTGTCTGAAATTGAACCTATTACAGATAAAGATGTTCCTGAAATTTCAGATGTTGAGTCAATAAAATCATTTACGTTTGATAATATTGAAGAAGATGCTCAAAATGTTAAAGATATTTTTGAAATTAATAAAAAAGTTACAAAACGCGTATCTTTAAAAAAGAATGAATCCAGTTCTGATGAAGAATCAAGTAGTGACTCAGATGCTTTGACTAGTTCTGATGGTTCGGATGAATCCGTTGAACTTGATTTAGATATTTGTCTAGAAATTCCAAATATGCCAGTTATCCTAATCTACCAAGAAGCACAAGAAGGAGTTATGGATAACCTTCTTGATGAAGATGAAATTGATGAACATAAGCGCGGGTCTCAAGGATGGGAAGCTCGTTGGATTGCCTGGTTATTTCAAGTTATCTCTGTACTCTCATTTTTACAAAATGCCATCTGCTTCACACACAACGATCTTCATTCTAATAATATTCTTTGGAGAAAGACTGATAAGAAATTCTTGTTCTATAAAGCTAAAGATGGAACTATTTGGAGAGTGCCAACATTTGGAAAAATATTTACTGTTATTGATTTTGGTCGCTCCATTTTCCGCTTAGGAAAACACTTATGGGTTTCTGATGATCATTGGCCTGACCAAGAAGCAGGCGATCAATACAATTTCGGACCATTCTTTGATCACACTCTTCCAAAAAATCCTCCAAATCCTTCATTCGATCTCTGTAGATTATCTGTTAGTTTACTCGATGGCCTCTTTGATGAAGCTCCTCCAAAAAAGAAAGGCAAAGGTGTATCAATTATGAGTCAAGAGAATACTTGGAAAGTATATGAAACCAATTCACCATTATATAATCTCCTATGGAGTTGGACTGTAAATAAAGAGGGGCATACTATATACGAGGATAAGAATGGGGATGAGAAATATGAAGGGTTTGATTTATATGTTCGAATCGCACACGATGTTCATAATGCCGTTCCAAAAGATCAGATTCATAAACCAATCTTTTCCCAATTTAAATGGAAACAAAAAGTTCCACAAGATGAAACTATATATTCAATTGGTGCTTAAATAAATTAATTATAATACTTATAAAAGTAATTAGATTAATTTAAAATATTTAATTAGTTCCACAGCAAGACTGTTCAGCCACAGTAAGTGGCACACAGGGGCAGCCATTGCTAACTGTAGTACAGCCTCCATCGCCCTTTCTGTAAAATTTCATCTGGCCATTCTTTACAGTATTAATAATGGATTGATCCCAAATGCCTAATGCGGGCGCATATCCCGTATTTGGTTGATTTGTTGATGTGCCAGCTGGCGGTGTATTCCAAGGAGAAATACGATTGATAAATGAACCGGACTCAGTAGTAGCACGACGGCGTTGCGTGATTAATGAACTATCATATATAGTCGTTGGCATTTCTACATCACTGTGAGAAATAAACAGGATTTAATTTGTATACTAATCCTTTTCTCAGATTAATTATATCTTTGGATACGATTTATAAACGATCCTGAAATTGTAGTATTATTTCGCCTCTGTGTGATTAATGAACTATTATATATAGTCGTAGGCATCTCTAATAAAATAGTTTATTTAACTATATATTTAATAAACTATTAATTTTAAATAATATTTTTTTATCTACCTGCTAAGCGAGGTGGGCCAACTTGTAAATCTAAATCTCCATTATCAAATCCTCCACTAAATGATGACGGGAGTGAAACTGGCATTTCCATTTTAGGAAACATATCAGGTACTAAAACGCCCGTAAATGCTATTAAAATAGATCCACTAATGAAATCTTGTAGTAGATTCATTTTTTTATAATCCTTATCCTTATACTTGGCAGCAGTAAAACTTAAAGCGATGAAGACTAAGCCTCCAACAAAAATCCAGGGGAACCACGTTGGCGTCATTATTCCATTGGTTCGAGAAAAACACACTCGAGATGACCGCACCAAAATTAATTCAATTCTTCATAATCTCCAACCCCCATTTCTTCATTTCCATCCTTCTTTTCATCCAAACTATCAAAATCTATGCCTTCAGATAATGGTGCTCCAACATCATCCAATATTTCAAGAGCCGGAACATCATCATTCTCATCGCCATCTTTTGGATCATATATCATATCAGAATCCATTGGATGGTCTGAATCAAATACAGCATCGAACTCTCCAAATCTTACAGTAGGTTTATCCTCAATTATAATTGTTTGTGGAGGTAACTGAACAACTTCTGATGGCTGAACAATCTCATTTTTAGGTATAGATTCAATAGGTGCTGGAAGAGGCTCTACAGTAGTCGCAGGGGCAGTCGTTGTTTCTGGAACTGTCTCTGGAACACTTACAGGTTCTGGAATAGTAATTTCTTGTGGAATTTCCTTTGTAGCCTCCTTAGTATCATCTTCTTTTTCATTGTCGCTATCTTCATCATCTGCAGCTTCATTGCCTTCATTATTAACAAAATCCTTCAGAATAGACTTAACAGGCACTAAACTTCGCACAGCTTGGAGAATTCCTTCATTTAAAACTCCCTCAATGTTTCTATAATTCTGTTGTTTCTCAATTCCAGAAATATCCTCTCTAAACAAATATGTAGAACTCCATAATAACTTTGAAGTTTCACATAATACTTTAAATAAAAAATGTTCTACTTTCGGTACATTAATTTCAATCTTCTTCTTATTTGAAGAGAGACGGATTGCAGTTAAAACTTTGGTGTGAGCAATAAAAACTGCGGTAAGAAGGTCATCGAGATAGTCACAGCCACAATTTGTGTAAATGGTATGTATCTCATTATTGACTTTCTCCATATTCCAGTCGTGAATCTCATTTAAATAAGTTTGAAATTGCCATAAAGAACGTTTCGGTGTTGTAGTCATAGTTTGTTTAGATTTTTCAAGTAAGTTAATGAAAAACTGGAAGTAGGCCGGTACTAAAAAAACACAAAGCTGCTTTGTATATTCCGCTCTGGCATCCGAATACACGGAAAGAATTGAATCTGAACCTCTATTCATTCTTCTTCATTCTGTGTTGTTGTTGATGCCTTGTATAACGCACTTCCTAAAAACGCCCATAATGATCCTGAAACCTCAACGCATTTACCGTAGTCTTTTAACAGTGTTTCATTTTTGAGAAGTGGATTAATAAGTGTATCTGGATTATAACCCTCTTTAATATATGAAATTAGGTTATCTGCTGATTGGGTTTGTGTAACCAAACATTCTTTGCGGCGATGTTCAATTATTTTTTTCCAAGTCTCGTTGTACTGAAGTTGTAAAAATGCACACTGCTTCGCACGTCGATAGGAATATTCATTCTTCTTTAAGTACTCCTTGATTTCACTTATGTTAAGACTAGTAAAAGTTTTATTTAAATACTCTTCTAATTCATTCCAAATGGGTTGATACATTTTCTTAATTACACACCGAGAACGAATTGGCTCTTGAAGACGACCTGCATCACGACATTCTAAAATAAATAATACATCATGTGCGTGCGTTTCCAGAATACGACGCAAAAATGCCTGTGCCTCTGGTGTTAAATCATCTGCTCCCTCTAACCATAAAATAGCAGGCTCCGTTCGACGTGCCCAAATATGTAACTTCTGACGACCATCTCGAAGCGTTCTATCTTTTCGACACGGGCACACAAATAACTGCTTTCTAACTTGCTCCGAATACTTCTGAATCCAGTAACTTTTACCGCATCCAGGAGGACCTGTTAATATAATTGGAGTCTTATCCATTATTATTTATTTTTAGTGTTATTCTTTTATACTCTTAATTTTGTAAGATTACTGAGTAATCTAGTTACGTCTTTTATTACGCTGAGTCTTACGCTTTAGGCAATGTTTACGCGTATGCTTCTTATGACTCTTTCTGTGCTTTACACGATGCGTACGTCTCTTGTGCGTACGTCTCTTACCACCGTGCGCGACATTTCTCATTTCAGGACCAGTTGGAGTTGGTACACCTGCCGTTGTAGCCCACTGCATTACTCTTTCTGAGGGTTGTTGCATACGAGGCCCATAACTAAAATTTACTGGAGCCATACCACCAGACGTAGTGCTTGGAGGCATAAATGGGTTTGTTACAGGGGGCGCGTAAGAGCTAGCAACATTAGCGGCATTCTTAGCTGCTGCATTCGCCGTTTTCTTAGCTGCATTAGCTGTATTAGCGGCATTCTTAGCTGCTGCATTCGCCGTTTTCTTAGCTGCATTAGCTGTATTAGCGGTTTTAACTGCTCCATTGGCAGAAGTTTTATTACCTGGTAATACGCTCTTTACAGCATTAGTAATTGTATCAAAAAAACCTGGAGTAGCTGGAGCAGCTGTAGGAGCCGCTGCTGAATTATTAGGCATTCTATAGTTTGAACACATTTTTTATGAGCATTATAAAAATTTGATATCGATCGGAACAATATTAATTATTGTCACATCCAAAATGGAATGTATTATTTGCCAAGATTCAGGTGCCGAACCCCTCCAAGATAATACAGCATGTAGCTGTAAATATAAACGACACACTACTTGCTGGATTGACTATGTTCATTCGGCTACAAATCTAAAATGTCTAATGTGTCGTAAAGATTTATCAGTAAAGGCAGCTCCTAAAAGTAAATCGCCTCCTATCGCTCCAGTTAGACTGCCGCCATCTATACCGTACTCTCCCCAACACGCACCAGTCGAAGAAATTGGCCAACAAATTACCTATCAGGAATTCCTTGATACTGTAGCCTGTCCACCACAACAACAACAGCAACAACAAGTAATTCGTAAGCCTATTTCAAAATTTAAAAAATGTCTTAAAATAGCCTTATGTTTAGGAATTCTAACCGTAATCGTAGTTATATTCATTATATTTATTTAGAACTAAACTATTATTTTTTATCGTTGAGACAAGTATGAACTGTATTCTCTGATAGCGGCATCATCGATTTCAGCATTCTTTCTTAGACTCTGCATCAATGGGTTATTATCAACAGCTTCAACTGTACTATATTGATTACGCTCACGACTGATATCAAGTTTAAGTGGAACTCTGTACTCGACACGACCAAGATCGCCAACACCTGGTGTGATATCCAATGAACGATTGATTGCCAAGGCACGATCATTGATAAAATCAGTATCGAGTTTGTGTGTAGTTTGACGACCAGGATCACCCTTGAATACTGCCACACCACCAGAACCTGCAATTGGTTTACGACCACGGGCAATTTGTTCCTTATTGGGGTTAGTACGCATATTATAGGCGAATGTAGGGTCAATAACATCATTCCAAGCACCATTACCACCAGGACCAGTCCAGCCAAGATTGTTAGAGAGTTGTGACTTCTGAGTTGGGCGAGCGATATCATCTGGATCATACACCTTCAGACGATTTGGAGCAGAAGCCGCTGCCATAATACCAGGGCGATCCAGGTAGATTGTTGTTTCTCTTACAGTTGTACGAGCAATATCCTTGGGATCCCAAACAGTTATAGCAGGGGCACGTGCAGCAAATGAAATGGGTGTTCCTGTCATACGAATATTTCCAGTTGTTTCAGCACGACGGGTCGGACGAGCATCATCTGTATAATGTGATGTAACTAGACCATTATCAGCAGGTACAGGGTTAAGAGCCATTACACGTTCGCTCGTTTCGTTACGTTCATTTGGACGAATCTCAATAGAATTTTTACCATAATCTGCTTCAACTGCGCCAACATCTTTTGTGTAATAACTGGTCATATCTGCGTTACGATAGCCTGCGCCGCCATATTGCTGCGACATTGGCATACGATACGAACCAGTTACATACGATTCACCGAAATCCTGTGAAGAAGCGGCACCTTCATATTCAACCGATGTTTCAGGACGAGATGTGTGAGGTAGAACCTGTACTGAGCGAACTGTTTCCTTGATAAGGTCACCAGTTGTTACAAAGAAACGTTCACCAGATTCATCAATGTAAAAAGTATCAGGCTTGTACTTTCTGACTTCACCGACATCACTGACATTTGCGGCAACACCAATAAAGTGTCCACCTGGTACCATAGGTTGATCATAAGTCTCTTTGGGGTTGGAGAGTACACGAAGCTCATTAGTATCTTTGGGGCGCATAATTTCATTGATTTCGAGTTGTTGGAATCCACCCTTGCCAGCAAAACCAAACTTTTCACCAATGCCTGAGCCGACTAGAGTTGGTTCGAAGGGGCGTTCGCCATCACGAGAAATTGGGGCTTGAGATGTGATGCGTGATTGGAAGAATTCAGTGTTATCTTCCATACCAAATGGATTACCATAAGGTGCACGAGAGGTTTCAAACATATTTTCAACTTCGCGTTTCTTGATTTGCGTGGAGCCATTGCCATTGTAGGCATCAAGAATACCAACGTTTGCCTGAGGGGCGACACTTTGTTTAATGCGACCACCAAAGAATGGCTGCATATTGTTATGTTTAAACTCATTTGAAGGGATTCGTTGACCCGAAAGTGGACTGATAATGTAATCCTTATCAATATAGTTTGGACTGGCTTCCGTATTATCAGAGCGAAATTCCATCATAGGAACATTTGAATCAATGGGAGAAGGGGCTGGATTTGTACCCGGGGTGTGTCCAGGAGCATAAGGTGGTTTGTTGGATGCGTAACCAAGTGCTGTACCGTAAGGGCCTGGACTTGGTTCGGAGGGATATGTTTGACCATTATGGGTTTGATACATCATATCGAGTTCGGGTCCAAAACCTGTAGCGGAAGCACCCTTAGGAGCTACAGTTAATGGATCACTGTTGGGACCTCTAGCGGCGGGCATAAAACCTTCTCTGACCTTGCCTGGCTGTGGTTGTGGAGTTGTAAGAAGAGGATATTCTCTGTCGGCTGGAGGGATCATACCAGCGGCTTTTGTATTTTTTGCTAAACCACCATTAAATCCTTCTTTTTTGCCACTCACTTTTGAGATTAGGTAACCTAATCCAAGGAGACCAGATAGAGCTGCGATTTCCATACTACCTGGCTTCAACCTTTATTTTTTTGCGCTAAACAACAACTTAAATTAATCAAATCTATTGAAATATTAATTTAAGTGTTAATACAATTAATATTTAAATGTATTAACAGAATTTAAACAATTATTAACTCTGTAGAGCAATGTTAATAACTTTAGAGGATTTAGGGCCGTGCCTTCTCAATGACACAAAAACTGTAATTACAACTGTTACAAATTATGGTTACTTGCTTTATACCTTAAATATGCTAAAAAGCTTGAAACTGTTTGGTCTTGATAAAAAAGTATTTATTGTATGTATTGACAAAAAAGGTACATCAATCTTGAAAAGAATGGGTTACAATGTTTTTTGTGTAGATGATAATGAGTTAAGTAAATTCTCTCCCTGGAACACCAAAGGATATGATAAGATTTGCTACCTAAAACTCGAACTGATTTATAGAATTCTTTCTTTAAATAAGAATGTTTTATTAATTGATGGTGATATTGTGTTTAGAAAGAATCCACTTGAAGATATGGGTGTATGGTGGAAGGATACAATTTATGATGTATGGGTTCAAAATGACGCACAGGAAAATCGTAATACTAAGAATATGTGTACTGGATATATGTTTATTAAAACAAATGATAGATTAATAGAATTATATGACTGTGTTTCTGAGTTAGGTCAAAAGAAATATCTCAAATGTGCATTTGACAATAATGATCAGACATATTTTAATAACTTTGTAAAGCCTGGATGTATGTTTAACGCTCTTCCTTTAGAGAAATATCCTAATGGAAAAATGTATTATGATAATACTGATATACTAAATGAATCTGCCATTATGGTTCATTTTAATTGGGTTCAAGGGCATCTTAAAATGGCTAAAATGAAAGAGCATAAAATGTGGCTCTTAACACCAGAGGAGGAGGAACAGATTTAGAAAACTCTAAAAATTGATAGGAAATATTTGTATCATATTATTACGAAATGGATTTACTACATATATATTCAGATGGTTCCAAGTTATTTAAGATGTCAGCCTCGGCATTAATGCGTATTCCTATATGGAAAGGAAATCGAATTATTGATTTAGATCACGTAAAAAATATTAAAGAATCTATTGATTATAAAGCATATTTTCTAGATTCTGGGTATAAAACTGTACAATATGACGAAATGGATGAGAATAATAAGCCAGTTAAAAAGACATATTTAATTGATGGACAGCATCGTATTTCAGTTGTAATTGACTACTTTGAAAATATACACGACGCAAAAGACTTTTCTGTAACTGTAACTGAGATTCGCGTAGACTCTGAAGCAGATGCGATTGAATACTTTAATAAAATTAATAATGTAAAACCTATTCAATTTAAAGAAGACCCTAATTTAATTATTAATAAATATCTACAACGATTAATTGGAAGCTATCCAGTAAAATCAAAATTATTTAGAACTGGTGCAACAAAGAGGCCATATTTATCGGTTGATAAGTTTCGCGAGGCGCTTTTAAAAAGAGTTGATAATCTCACAAAAATCTCTATTGAAAAGTTTATTAAAGAATGTAAAACTACAAATACAAAAATAATTCAAGAATTAGAAATAAGGTCTTTAAATGATAAAGAAAAAGAACTAAAAATAATTACAAAAATTCTTGAATTAGACTTTGGATTAGCGTGGGATGATAAATTTAAATGGCTTGATAATATTTTACCTTAATTTAATAATAATTATTTATATATTTCTACTTATAATAAGTATATGTATATAAATATATTTAGGTACGAACAAATGGATAACGAGGATACATATCTTTTTCGTGACCAAGCTCTGCAATAGCTGGTTGTTGGTATGGAGTAAAACAAGACTTCTCTCTGTGCGTATTATACTTCTCCTTATCAACATCACGCGATGGAATGAAGAAATCAAACGGAGTTTCAAATGTCTCTTGTGGGTTGTGGAAAAGTGGTTGCCATCTATTCCATCCAGTAGTACGTAAAGTACAGGGTGGGTCAACTAGGCGAGCGAATGTTTGTGGTACATTTTCGTCTTTTGCGTTTTTAAGAGGAATATTGTTCATCATATTTGTTTGGGGATTGTACTGAACTGCATCACAACGAATCTTTGTTCCCAGGCGATCAATACCTTTTAGATCGGATTCAACATCTGTGCGCCATTGGCCTTCAACCCAAGAGTCACCGCTCTTCTGAATGCGTGTCGTAGCATTCACTGGAAATGTTGTCGGACAGTTTGTAGCAGGTGGACTTAAGTAATATCTCGCCGCATATGATGTAATGCGCATATCATCGACTTGATGAAACGGATCATTTATAGGTCTAGTTAGATTTTGCTGAGTAGTATAACAAGCATTAGCCATTCTTCTTATTCAGTCTTTTTAAAAAATTAGACTTTTAACCAAAATTAATATACTGATTCTATATTAATTTATATTTTATATGATTACCTATTATACCATTTAAAATATGGATTATTTCTTTAGTTTATATGTTCTTCTAGACTTATGTTTGATATACCGTGTATGATGAGATTTATGTCTACCACCTTCAGTTACACCTAAGTATTTATCAAATAATTTATTTAAATCCTTAATATCGTCAATAAATATTACCTGTTTTGTATATGCATCCCACTTAAAAGTGCCTGCCATAATACGTAGTTGCTCTCTAACTGGATTAAAAAATCCTTCAGTATTAATAACTACAATATTTTTTGAACTTCCATCTCCTAGTCCTTCTGTCTTTTCAGCAATAACTTCCCATAATTCATCAAATGTTCCAGGTCCACCAGGTAGAATTATATATCCAAATGTAGATAGATTCTTCATAATATTTTTCGTTCTGATAGAATTGGACTGTTAGATATAATTGCGTTTTTTACAAGTGCAGGTAATAGCTCTTTAGCAAATTTTGGAACTGTTACCGCAATAACTTTCCCCCCATGGTCTAATGCTTCAGTTATAAGATTTTTTTGACATCCAATGCTAGCTCCTGCGCAAACCATATCAAAGCCCCTTTCAGCTACTATTTTACCAACTTCACTACATTCACTAAATCCTGCATCCGTATTATCCATAGATAAGCCTGAAAATACAGTAACAACATTTCGTCTCTCATTTTTAATATTATCTTTCTTAACTAATATAGAAAGATTTAACGCACTCATAATATACTATATTACAATTATAATTTAATTAAAAAGAGGTTGCTTTTAATACTTTTCAGGCTTAACACATACTTCATTTTTAATTGGTTCAGGTGCTACAACTGCTGGATATGCCCACATTTGATAAACTGGTAAATGTGCTTTTTGTACATCAATCTTGATATCGATTTTTCTATTATCTCGGACAATCTCCTTCTGTCCCTTAGGTGGTGGCTGATATTGCTTCCAAGGGCAAAATGTATTCGGAATATTTATACCTCGTAAATCTGATTCTAAATCAACCATATTTCCCTTAATTAAACTGACTTCATTCCCACCAACAATACCTAAAATATGTCGCTGTGGTCTTGGATTTACAAATTGTGATGTTAAATATGAATAATGTTGGGGATCATCTTTTTTTTCCCAGTGTGCTGTTAAAATTGGACCGTATGCGTCATCAATGTTGCTCAAGTAGATTGCCATTTCCTGATAAGCAGCAACATACAAATTTGATATCGTTAAATCCTGAAAATTAAAACCAACAATCTTTATATACAGAATGTCTCATATTATCATTTCTCTTGACGGAAATATCGGCGCTGGCAAATCAACTTTGCTTGCCGAGATTCGTAATAAACTCCACGACGTACATATTGTAGATGAACCAGTTGGACAATGGACAGCTCTCAAAAATGCCGAAGGCAAAAATCTCCTAGAACTCTTCTACGAAGACAAAAAACGATGGGCCTATACATTTCAAAACTGCGCAATACTTACTCGTCTCAAGAATATTCAAGACGCAGTTGAAAATCTTGATTCTACTATGAAAGAACCTCAAGTAATTATTACGGAGCGTTCTGTTTTGACTGATAAGCACGTTTTCGCAGAAATGCTTCGTGATGGTGGTGATATTGACCCTCTTGAATGGGAACTCTATGAAAGCTGGTTTAATATCTTTGGTAAAAAATATCCAGTACGTGGGATTATATACGTTTCGACAAATTCTACCACTTCAAAGGAGCGTATAAAGATTCGCAATCGTCACGGTGAAGGGAATATAGGAATTGATTATCTTGATGCGCTTGATAATCAGCATAAGAAGTGGGTTGAAAGTACTAATATTCCAGTTTTAACTCTTTCAACTGAAGTTGGTGTTTCAGTTGAAAAGAATATTGAAGAAATTAAATTATTTATTGAGCGACTTAAAGGAATGTATGCTTAAAAGTATCTCCAGTTTGAGTTATTGTTATTATTGCGATTATTACGATTATTATTTTTTCTGGACATATTCTTCTTAACTGATTTCTTAGCGGCCTTAGCAGCATTTCTGGCAGCTTTGGCTGTATTTCTAGCAGCCTTCTTGACAGCTGCATTAGTAGCCTTTGCAGCATTCTTTGCAGCCTTAACGGCAGCCTTCTCTACATTTTTTGCAGCCCTCTCCTCAACCTTACGTTGTAAATTAGCCATTATTTCATTTTGAGTTCTGCGCTTCTTCTTGGTACTATTATTGACTCTGGCAGTAGCTGCTGCGGCTGGTGCCTTAACTGCATTTTCAAATCCTGCTGCGGCTTTAGCAGCTTCTTTTACAGCTTTTAGGGCCTCCTTTTCAGCCTCTTTCGCGGCCTCTTTCGCAGCCTTAGCCGCCGCTTTTTCAGCCTCTTTCGCAGCCTTTTCATAATCACGATTACGTTCAGCATTTAAGCGACCAAATAATTTTCCAGCCATACCTAATGCGGCATCTTGATTCCTCTCATATTGCTTAGCAGCCTCTTTTACTACTTTGGCTGCGGCCTTTTCAGCCTCTTTCGCAGCTTTCTCAGCAGCTTTAGCGGCCTCTTTTTCAGCTTTAGATGCTTCCTTAGAGAGAGTCTTTTCTGATTTCTCAGCTGCCTTAACAGACTTTTCAGCAGCTTTTTCAGCATCTTTCGCAGCCTTTAATTCAGCCTTCATAGCATCCTTCAGAGCCTTCTCTTCGAATTTACGCTGGGAATTAGCAAGAATCTCTGCAGGCGTCCTACGCTTTTTCTTCATGGTATTGTTACGACCGGAATTGTTATTCATTTCTAATTAATTTCAACAAAATATTTATAGCCTGACTGATATTATTATGTATTCATAATTATATCAGTTTAATAAAATAAAATAGTTTATTTAGCAATTTACGTCACGGAGGTAAGAGCGAGTTGGGATTCCGCCGTGTACCCATCCAGCCGCAGCAACTTCAGGTACCAAGTTCTTAGGATTCTGGACATTTTGCTTGAGAATCGGAATCATTGGCGTATATTGTTGAGAGAAGAACTGTTCTGTTACAGTACCACACTCCTTACCCATACGCACTTGTTCGGAGTGTAGGAGTAAGCTTTCAACATCGCGGGATGGAGAGCCACCAGCCATATAGGGAACGGTTAAGAAGGGACGGGATTGTGGGCGGATTTGGCAGCGATTGTTCTTAAAAGCGATTTGATTACGAAGAATTGAATCAGCGTCGATGGCGGCATTATTTAGACCGTAACCTTCACGGGGATAAATAAGTAGCTGATTTACGGCCAACGGGTTGACGCCGGTAGCTTTAGGGACTAAGTTTGTTGTCATATAACGTCCAGGCCCGACAGATTGTGAGTAAAAGGACTGAATACCGCAAAGGTCATCACGGGAATGAGTTAATCTATTGATCTCCATTATCTCTGAACTAATGAGGCATAAAAAATATTATTATAAAAAAGAAATGCCAACCCCAAAACCGCTTGGTAAAGAATTATGTCGATGTATCAAAAAAGTTAGAAAAACTGTAAAGGTTAGACCAGGACAAAATGAGTCATTAAAAGGTAAAGAAAAGGCGGCAATTGGAATCTGTGTAAAATCAGTTCTTCAATCCCGAGGCAAAACTCTTAAGCGATTCAAATGTACCCCAAAACCATACATTCGTACCCAAAAAATCTAAGTCAAAAATACAATGAGCAATGAACTTAAAAGAAATTAATGGAAATATAGAAGTATGAAATATAATTTTATAATTCCATATAGAAATCGTAAAGAGCATTTAGATGAATTTATTAAGCGTTTTACAGAGTATTTAAAAGATAAAGATATCGATGCACAATTTTATATAATTCATCAAATAAATTCAAATGACTTTAATCGTGGTGCTATGCTAAATATTGGATTTTTAGAGGTATGTAAGACAAGATCTGATGGGCTATTTATTTTTCATGATGTAGATATATATCCTACATTCTGGGGTTCAATTATATATGATACACGACCTGGTGAAATTAGACATCCAATTAATAATAAATATAATTTAGAAGAAAATTTAGGTGGAGTTTGTTGTTTTTGGAAAAATGAATTTGAAAAAGTTAATGGATTTCCTAATTATTGGGGATGGGGGATTGAAGATAATACTATATTACATAGGGTTCGCCGTGCCAATCTATATATTGATAATTCAAACTCGGTAGATTTAAATGATTCTAAAAAATGTTTTAATCCAGGCCATTATATAAACCCAAAAAATTATGAATCTGCAAAAAAAAATAAAGTGCTTCATATGAGGCAATTTAAAAGTATAACAAATGGAATATCTTCATTAGAATATGAAGTTCTTTCATCATTTGAATTAGCTCCACGATTTACAATTATCAATGTTGATTTTAAATTAAAAGAATAGAGGTCAAAAATATAAATAATAATTATTATTTTAGTTTTTAACTTTTTATTAAATCAGTCGCCAGCTTACGAATCCATATTCAACCAAGGAATAGGGCCCGAATAATTATTTTTAAATTTATCTAAAATAGTAACTTACTCCACAAATTGACTTATTATAGTTTTATTTTTACCTGCTTTATCATATATCCATAATTCAAACTTAAAGGCTTTATCAATACAAGATTTACCTTTTAGCATACATTTTTTTTCATTAGTTTTATAAGTCCAAGTAGATTTTACCTCAATTATCTTATTAATTGATTTTATATAGATATCAGGGAAGTAAAACTTTTTAATACAATTATCTATATATTCAAATTTAGGAATAAGTTTTCTATCTGTTACAATATCATCTTCAGAATATAATTTGTATAGTTCATCTAATGCGTAAGGTTCAAAACCTTGTACTTTTATAACTTTATCAGAAGGTGTAGTATAATTCTTATATGTTTTTGCTGTATGTATTGCCTTTTCTTGGATTTCAACTAATTGAGTCGGATATTCAACACCATATTTTTCTAAACAAGTTTTCCTCCTTTTTTCTTTTGTTTCATTAATATACATAGGATGTTCAACTCCATATTTTTTAATTAATGTTTCTTTTATTTTTCTTTTTATTTCATCAACCTTAAAAACACAATCAGAGTCATATTTTTCTAAATTAGTAGCTTTTATTTTTTCTTTAATTATTTCTGACTGAGAAGCAAATTCTGTACCATATTTTTTCAAACAAGTTTCTTTTCCTTTATTTTTAACTTCTTTGTTTTGTAAGGAATATTCGACACCATACTTTTTTAAACAAGATTCTTTTATTTTTTGTTTTATAATTTCACTTTGAAAACCATAATCAGTTCCATACTTTTTACGGTTTGTTTCTTTTATTTTATTTTTAATTTCTTCTTTTGTTAAAATTTGTTTTTGTTTTTTAGGTTTTCCATAAGTGTATAAATGAACACAATCTGAACATTTAAATCCTCCACACTCATTAATCGCAGTATAAAAGTTTTTATTACATTCTTTACCACAAAAACAAATATAAGAAATTTCATTATTTCTTGTTAATTTTTCTGAATATTCTCCTAAGAGTGTAGCATTGTCTTCTTCTATTCTATTAGTAAGAAGCTCAATATTAAATTTTCTTCTTTTCATTATTGATATAATTCTTTATAAAAGATATTATAAATAATCAAATTTTATTAATATTTACGAATCCATATTCAACCAAGGAATAGGCCCCCCATCACTTCCCGAGAGACAATTTCGCCCACCTTCTTTACACGTCTTACCAGGGATTTTGTAGAGCCAGTCTGCGAATGCACCTTGGTCATT